AAGGAGACCGAGGCGGAATCGACCGAGACGCCGGCGACGATCCTGGGCCGCTGGCTCAGGATGGGGCCGGAGGAGGTGGCTGGTTTGAGTGTTCCTGTGGAAGAATCTGTGGAAGATGAGGAAGACTCAGGAGAAGAGATCGACGAGTTGGATGCGGCGGCCGATCCAGGAAACGACGGGGACAGCGAAGCTGTTACCTAAACTCTTGTATCGTGGGCCGTCCGCTGTTTTCTCATTGATTTTGGTGTAATTGTCAGGAAAGCCCTGAAGGCGTTCACATTCGACGGGAGTCAATCTGCGGACTTGCATCGCTGTCACGACTGCTGGAGGCGATGGTATGCCAAGGCCACTGCCGATACGAGTAGGGCACGATCGGTCTTTGTCTACCGTGAAGTCTCGGCCAGCATTGGATTGAAATGTGATTGCCACCTGCCTCCCGGCATTCGCGTGACTGCCGGAGAAGTTCATCGCGCGGAGAGTCGGGGAGATGTCGCCGGAGTCAAGTCCTGAGTCTTTACAACTAAATGCGATCAGGGGGGCTTTGTTCCCACCTCCGGACGCGGTGTGGAGCGCATCGCAAACATCGCGCGGGGCGTATCGGCTATCGACTCCACCATCTTTTCCAAAGGTTCTCGCGGGCATGTACCCAATCGCCTGCGGCACTGCTCTCCCTTCCAGCGTGTAAGCTAGTCCGTCTTCGCGGACTCTAACGCCATCTGGTCCGGCAGCGGGGTTCTCGCAGATGGCGCGTTCCTGGATGGCGATAGGAATTACATATCCAGCGTCCACCCCTTGATTGCTTTGGAAGTTTCCCGCGTCATGCCCATTGGGTCCAGTGTTGCACGAGAGGGTGCCGACAGTGACCGGCACCAGCGGTGTCCCCCTCCCCGTTCCATTTTCCGAGGCGTCGAATCCGTCGGCGCGGAGGGAGTAAGCGACCAGGGTGCTCTCGTAGATCGCTCTGGCCTGAGTGCCGATCGGTTGCGATCCGTTCGCTTCGTTCCAGTAGCCTCGGCCTGAAGCGACGAAAGTCTCGCTCTCGAAGTCCAACCGGCCGTTGGGGCCGCCGTGCGCATTGCAGGCAGTCGCTACGTCAATAGGTCCGCCAGTATTGTTGCCGTCGAAGGCTGTGGGGACGAGGCAGTCCTGGCTGCGGGTGTCTCCGGCTCGGTCGAAGCCCCTGCCACTTGCTCCAACGCACGGCGCAACATCGTAGGTAGGGCTTTCCCTCTTTTCTCGGCTCGGCGGAGAATCCCCCGACAGGCTTTGGCGCTCAAAAAGCAACGGCGGTCTACTTCGCCAGTCTCCAGTATCTCGGGCAAGGAAGACGCGACGGCGCCGTTGCGGAACTCCGAACCATTGGCTGTCCAGAACTGCCCAACTGACGAGTCCTCGGGGTCCAAGAGCCACTCCGGTGTTTTGCCATTTGCTTTTTGGTACAGCAAACTCGGCTCCGACCATTTCTCCAACCACTGCCGCAAAGTCAAGTCCTCCATTGGAGGAGAAAAGACCGGGGACATTTTCTGCGATGGTCCAACGGGTTCCCCAGAGTTCCCGGCAGATTTCGACGATTCGCATGGCTTCAAAGAAGAGTCCACTTCTTGTCCCTTTCAATCCGGCGCGCTTGCCGGCGACACTGAGATCCTGGCAGGGAAATCCAAAGACGATGGCGTCCACGGCTCCAATTTCAATAAGGTGTTCGCGGGTGATGCCACAGACGTTGCCCAGATTAGGCACGTCAGGATAGTGGTGCTTCAGAACAGCGCATGGGAACTTGTCGATTTCGGCAACCGCGGCACAGGTCCAGCCCAATGGCAGCCAGGCAACCGATGCGGCTTCGATCCCGCTGAACAAACTGATGAAACGCATTACAGAAGTTTATTGCAAACTTATCCAAAAAGTCAACAAGAATCTTTCCCGGTATTAGCGTTGTGTCTATCCGGCCCTTCTTGCCATCTCTCGCGTTATTCTCTCCCTAGCACTGTCCCCCGCTCGGAGGCACTCGCCCCATGTCCAATACCGCGCGCCCCAAGTTCTCGACGACCTCCCCCGCTTCCTTCACACCCGGCCAGCCCGAGAACCCCAGGAAGAACTTTCGCTCTGCTGAGGCACGGCCTCCCGGCCGCTCCGGGGGCGTAGCCGTCTCCACTCCGCACCGGGTCTCCTCCTCGATCCGCAAGGGGAAGAAAGCGAGCCGCCGCCGTGATTGACGATTCGCCCGATACCCCTCCGGAAGTCACCATTGAGCCCGCCGACAACGGGTTCATCGTCCGCCACCATCAGCGGTCCGACAAGAAGGACTCTCCCGGTCGCACGATCCGGCGCTTGGCTTCGACCAGGGAAGAGGCGCTGGGTCACGCGGGAATGGCTTTGAGCGGCGGATCGGCCAAATCCTCCAAGAAGAAATCTGCACGAGATGGGCAAACTGGCTCCGGCATGTCCGCTGCCGAGGGGGAGTCAGGCTTGACCTCCTCCCCCGCTGCCCACGCTCAACATGCCAGCCGCCGACCGACTCGCTCAGCTCGGCGCCGTCGTCCCAGAATCGGAGGCCGCAGATGAAGAAGGAAAGTTGTACGCCTGAGAGCCAGGAAACACCCGAGCAGGAATCGCGTTCCCACCCGCCATCTTTCCTTCGTAAGGCGACCCGCTTGGCCGAGAAGAAGTCAGGCAAGCGATCGGCGAAGAAAAGGGGCTGACAATGGCTCAGGACTCCGGTGCGGCGGAACCGATTGTCGGGATGTTCAGGAGTGTCAAGCGCGCTGTAGACGGGTTGCCTGGTCCGCCGCGTATTGGCCGACAGGACACTTCCTGGCACGACGATATGGTGCGCCGGGCCAATGAGTCTTTCCGGCAGGCGGCGGCGCAGCCGGCGAAGCGAGTCCCCAAGCGTACCGCTCCTCGCGTAGCCGGAAGGAAGTGAGATTATGCCCTGGACGCCATCCGAAGCCTCTCGGTTCACTCGTAAGGCCAAGTCGCCGAAGCGCAAGCGCCAGTGGCGCGATGTGGCCAATTCCATGTTGAAGCGCACAGGAGATGACGGCGCGGCGATTCGTGCCGCGAATGCCGTTGTCAAGAAGTCGCAGGCTAAGCGCACGAGGAAAAGGCGCTAGTTCAGCCGGAGTGGTGCTATTCTGTAGCTGGACAGGGGTTTAGATGGCGAACGTTACGTTCATCGGCGCGGCCAGGAAGTCAGCCAAGCAGGAGAGCATCGATCCGAGAGCCCGCCATATTCAGGAGTGGGTGGAAGCCTCCGATTCTGCCCGTAAAGCTGCCCTCGGTGAGTCCTTTGCCAAGAATGCCGAAGACCTCTACAATCTCCAGGATGCAATGACTCCCGGCCCGGTCTACCGGCCTTCGCTTTCGATCCCGATGCTTCAGCGGATCATGTTGGAGGAAGCCAACCAGGTATCGAACCTCTCCCCGCGCATGTACATCTTCCCGTCGGCCGGTGCGGGTGACCCTTCCTACTCTGGCGCTCAGCAGGCCGACTCCTCTTTGCCGTCTTCATCTTCGCGTGACCTTGCCCGTGAAGTCTCTCTTCAGGCCCAGTGGCAAATATCGAAGATGAATCTCCATCTCCTGATGGCCGGGTTGACCGCGCGCTACTGCGGAGCCGGCTGGATCGTGGCCGGCTTCGACCCGGACCTCTCGCGCGCTCGCGGTGGCATGTGGGCCAGGTCCATCGATCCACGCTTGGTCTTCTTCGATCCAGGGACCGATTATACTTGGAATCCCTCCTACGCCGGCTGGGGAACCTGGATGAATCTCGAAGATGTGCGGCTCAAGTGGCCGGAGACCAGCCGGGCGATCAAGCCGCGGCACACTTCGGGCGGTTTCCAGCCCTTCTCCGGTGACTCCGGCTATGGGATCTCGCAGCCCAACGGCCCGATGTCTTCGATGCCTGGCGTCTCCGGTCAGAACGCCAAGACGCAAAATTCCGAATGGCGTGTGCTCGTTCGTCATTGCTTTTGCCGGGACTATACCCGCGAGACAGTGGAGAAAGCAGATGCTCCGGTTAACTCCTTGATCGATCCGGAAGTCCGGCTGAAGTATCCCCTTGGCCGCTGGCTGGTCGAGTGCGAAGGCGTGATCCTTCAGGATGGCGACAATCCATACCCGCCGCGCCGGGACATTACGGCTCCCCGGTTCCCGCTCTTCCCCAATTACGTTCTTCCTCCGCTTTTCGGTCCCTGGGGCATTCCTGTCACCCGCATGACCGAGAACATGCAACGCTTGGCCCAGCGGTTTTATTCGCAGATTTTTGAGAACGGCCTGCGCATGAACAATGCGCTTTGGGTGATCGAAGAGAATACCGGGATTGACATTGATGGGTTCGGCGGGTTGCCGGGCGAGGTGGTGACGATCAAGCCGGGCAGCAAGCCTCCGACGCCGATTACTCCAAACGCGCTCGGCAATGGCGCGCTTCAGGGCGCTGAGAAATTGCTCTCCCTACAGAATGATGTGCTTGGTTTTAGCCAGTCGCGTCAAGGCGATCCCGGCGCCGGGAACGTCTCGACCGATTTGTTCGACTCGGCTGTTCTGCAATCCTCCGGCTTGCTTCAGCTTGCTGGCCGGTTCCTGAGTGAAACGGCACAGATGGCTGGAGAGTTCTTCTTCGATACGATGTGCAAGTACCAGCAGAAGACCACCTTGCCATATCGCGGGCCAGAGGGAATCACCTTGGCGGCCTGGAATGGGCAGGTTGACCCCTCAACTTACGATGTGGCGCTGGACGAGGCTTCGGTGAGGCCGTTGTCTGAGGCGATTGTTCGCAAGATAACGCCGGACCTGATGAAGTCCGGTGTTGTCGGGCCGGAACGCGGTTTGCGAACTTTGGGCTACCCCGATCCCGAAGGAATAGCGCAGGAGCAGCAGACGCAGCAGGCCTTGGCTGCGTTGGCAAAGGTCAGGAGCGGGCGCAAATGAGCAGATTAGGAAGGACACGATGGAAGCTAAGAATTCTTCGGCACAAATAGACGAATCTCCAGATCACGCCGCTTCCGCTCGATCCGTTCCCTCTTGCCCGTGGCGCGCCCATTGGCTGACCGTGCAGGAGTTTGCCCGTATGATGGGGCGCAGCCATTGGACGGTTCAGACGTGGGTAAGGAATGGCACGCTGGCAGATTTTGGGATTCCGGTCTACCATCATAGCTTTCGAGGGCCGCATCAAGGGCGCGTTTATATCCAGAACGTATACTAAAATGGCCGTCGCGTAGCCCATCTCTTTTAGATTAGCGTTGTGAGCCAATCTCCCATTCCCCTCCATCCTGCGCTATCCTGCTCCTAATCGTACTTGTCCCCGGCCTCGCGGCCTCGGCTCGTCGAAAAGGAGAAACATCATGGCAGGTCGCAAGCACCGCAAGGAAAAGAAGCGGAAGTAATCAGGCGGGGGAGGATCGTTCCTCCCCTGATCTGACCCACTTCCAAGCCTACCGTCACGCAGTCAACCTCTGAAAGGAGTCCAAGTCCACCATGGCCGGAACCCCTGCAACAACTCACTGTGTCGTCAAGGACTTTGACCAGCCCCGGAAGTTTCTGCGCGATATGCGTGCCAAGATTGCTACCCGCGGCAAACGCGCGGCTAAGCGGTCCTGACTCACCCCGGAGACGGTGCTGCTGGCCTTCGCGCCCCGTCTTCTTAACAGCCCGGCGGTTGTTCCAGGTTGATTCCTGCACAACTCAAGCCCGGCAACCCGGAGCGAAGGAGGTACGCAGATGGCTTCTCGTGGAGGCAGACGATCCGCGCGGCGTCGGCGCACCGCCGCTCGCAAGTAGCAGGCGAGGAAACGGAGCAATCCCGATTCTCCCCTGCGTTCGGCGGTGGGTGGGAACTGGTGGGGGACTAGACCTCACCCGCTCCGCCGAAAGCGTTGGATGCGCAAGACAGGAAACGGCAGGGCAGGAAGCGGTAACCTTCTTCCCCTGCCGATTCCCAACCTGAACCAGGGGGAGACTCAATCATGGGACCGAAGGTAACAGGAAACAGGGAGTTCACGGGCGGCGCCAGGCACATCCCGCGCATGACGCGGAACGTGAATCGGCGTCCGGGCGCGAAGCGGAAGTAGCCGCTTGACCGTTTGAGAGATCAACCAGCACGACGAACCCAACATCAAGGAGCAGCGGCAATGGCAAAGATCAAGGAAGGCATGGGCAACACCTTCAATACCGAGATTTTGAAGAGCCCGCTTACGGTCGGCCGCACAGGCAACGAGCCCGGCCCCGACGTGAACAACAACCCCGTGGTCGATGTCAAAGACCCTCTTGGCCTGATCCCCTCGGGCGGCGATATGCCGTACTGGTCGAATAAGAAGTAGCAGGCAACAGGCATTACCAAGCGAGGGTTTCAACTTCGATGGCAACAGCACCCAATCCAGCTTTAGCGCAGATGATGGCCCGGCAACTGATCTCAAAGATCGCCGGCGCTGGAGGCGGTCCTGCCGCCGGCGGTCCTCCTGCCGGTCCTGGAGGCCCGATGCCTCCCCCGCCTGGAATGATCGGTGCGGCAGGTCCGGGTGCTGGCGGCCCTCCCCCTCCAGGTGGCGGTCCTCCCGGTCCTAATTCCCCTCCCACCACCCCGGCCGGTCTTCAGCTCTCTCAGCAATTGGCCGAACTCCAGGGCGCCGACCCCGACGCGATGGTCAAGTCCCTCACAGCGCAGAAATCCTTGGCCGTGCAGACCTACACCCGTGCCGTATTCACCATGCCTGGCGTCTCTCGCAACATGGCGAACGTCGTCAAGTACCTCGACAATGCAATCCAAGAAGCGGAGAAGGCAGCAGCCACTACGGCCGCTGCCGGACCCATTGCCAATAACGCAGCTATCCCGAACCCGGCCGGGACAGCTTCGCAGCCTAGCCAGCCCGGACCCCAGTAATTTTAGAAGGAGCCTCCCCCATGGCTTTGAATGACATTCTCAAGAACGCCAAGTATCCCGACGACATGGTGCTGAACCTGCCGGACGGGTCCACTGTCAATGTAGGCGAAATTCGCGCCTTGCCCGCCGCCGAGCGTCAAGCTCTGACCGCCCAGATCACCGAACGGCAGAACACCCTCGGCCGGGCCGAACTGGCCTTTGCGGCCAAGTTTCAGCAAGCGGTTCAAGAAGGCTGGCTGGCGCAGGACGGTAAGATCGTTGCGCCGCCCGCGAGGCAGCAACAGGCTGTCCAGCCGACCACTGCTCAGCTTCGCTCCGCTGCTGCTGCCGAATATAACCTCGATGAGAACGATCCTCTCCTCGGTCCCGTGGTCAAGGAGATGAAGGCGCAGTTGGCCGAACGCGACAAGACCTTGAATGAACTTCGCACCAAACTGGACGCTCTGCCCGGCCAGTTCGATTCTCTTAAGTCCACTTTGACCGATGGCCTTGGCCGCGTTACCGGTGTCGTGAACACGTCGGTTGGCCGCTATCTGAACGACACATATCAGTCCGACTTCTCGACAGCCATCAAGGATCTCCCCAAGGGCGTGACGGTGGATTACGAGACGGCCTACAAGTACGCCTCCGAGCACAAGCTCCAGGACAAGGACGGCTTCCTGAAGATCGGTGATGCCGTGGACCGGCTGACCTGGGATGCGCGCAAGAAGGCGGAGCAGGAGCAGTGGCGCGTGTCAGAAAAAGACAAGCTCACCAAGGAAATCGATGAGTCGCGCCGGGTTGCCACTTTGACCCCTCCCTCCCGCAACCCGCTTCACCCTTCGGCCAAGCCCGCCGCGGGTGAATTCGACCCCTTCAACGAACGAACGAACTCCAAGGGCGAGAAGGTCAAGGTCGTCAAGTCGTTCGAGGAAGCAATGGCGGCAGCGCTGTCCGACGAGGATGTTCAGAAGTCGGCGCTCTCGACCGCAAGTTTTGGAATGGTGCAGTAAAGCGAGTTTCTCTGGGACCGGGTGAATCAACCTCCTCCCGCAACCTCAACCCTAACCCCGTCGGCGACCTCCCCCGTTTGCCCGACCAGGAGAACCTCCCATGGCTCAGAGCGTGGTTGGACTGGGACTAGCATCGCCGCCGGTACAGCTCTCGAACACCGTTAACGCGATCTCCCAGAAGTTCATCGTCCCCGTCCTTGGCGACAACGTGTTCAAACCGAGCCCAGTTTTTTGGGCATTGACACGCGAGGGGAAGCGGTTCGGAGCGGGCGAACTGATCTTCCCGGAAATCTACCAAGAGGAACTCCCTGGCGGCGCCTATTTCGGCGATCAGCTCCTCGATACCTCGGTGGTCGATTCGGTGCAGCCGGCGAACCAGCAATGGAAGCCGTACCGCCAGCCTGTCGTGATTCCGATTACGGACATCATCCTCAATCGCGGCGGATCGAACAACCTGGACATCATCCGCGCAAAGTTCCAGACGGCTTCAGGGTCTTTCCTCCAGAAACTCTCTCGCGCGCTGTGGCACACTTCGCCGCAGAACACGACCTTGGATGTGGACGATCTGAATTCCTGGGTTGTGTCTACGACCAACACCATCGCCGGAATCAACCGTGCGTCTTCGGCGAACGCCTGGTGGCTGGCTGCGACCGCCGTCGCCGGGACCGGCGCCCTCGGCTCAGCCACAGCTCCCGCCGAGCCCGGCTACCAGTCCGTTACCTGGGGCTACGACGAGCCTGATCTGTTCGTGATGAACCGGGCGTCTTATGCCGCGTTCAAGGGCCAGTTCACTTCGCTGATCCGCTTCGGCCAGGGAATGCAGGACGACGAGGCCTTGCAGGTCGGCTTCCGCAATCACTTCCTGTTCAACAACGCCGTGACCGTGGGCGACTACTTCTCGACCGCCAATCAGGCTTTGCTGCTGAACTCGAAGTACATCTTCCCGGTCTTCCACGAGGCGGATTACTTCAACGTCGATCCGTTCCTCAAGCCGTCCAACCAACGTGTCCTGGTCTCGTGTATGTACCTGACCTGGAATTTGTCGTGCATCTCGCCCAGAATGAACGTCGCTTTCACGGGCATCACGTAGGACCGAGCCGGGAGGAGAGGGCAGACTAGGCAAGGCCTAGATTCAACCCTCTCCTTCCACCACCCCCAAGGAGAAGAATTACCATGGCGCTTCCGTTTGCAAATCCAGTCTCCCAATGTATGCCGGGGTTCGGCTCGCCTTCGTACTACGGGTATGCGACTTCCGGCACGAGCAATACCTCCGCGGTGACCATCATTATCGGCAACACCGCCACCACGCCCGTAACCAGCGGTAGCGGATTCAATCTTTCAGGCGGCCCGACTCCGACTTCCGGCAAATGGCACCTGCGCTTGGTTGGTGCAACCTCGACATCCGTGCTGTCCCTGGCTGTGCAGGTGACCGACGGCAATACGCTTTGGACCGTCGCAACCATTCCGGTCGCCGCGGCCGGCGGAAACGTTGACTACACCGGCGAGTTCAAGACAGACGTTTCGATCACTCAGGTGTGGTTCAACGTGGGCCTGTCAACCGGCACCTCGTCTCTGGTTCCGATTGACGCAGAGGTCTCGCTCGTCTAGGGCCAGATCGTCGCTGTCTACCGCTGCCCATAGTCGGCGGTCGTCCTACTGACCGGGGGCGACCGCCATTTTTTGTAGGAGGAGAAGATGGCCCAATGGTCACTGGTCGGCGACGTTCTGATGGCGCTCCGCGAGCAAGCCGCAGATCCACCGTCTTCGCTCCCTGCCCCTACCTCGGTCACGGTCACTCCATCTCCAACCGGCTCGCTCTCCATTTGGCTCACCGTCACCCAGCTCACCCCCTGGGGAGAGTCCGCGCCTTCGACTGAAGTTGCCTTGACCAACGGCGCGATCGGCTCGACGTTCACAGTCGCGGGCAACTGTTCGTTTGCTGCCACTCAGATTCGCGTCTATTTCACCCTCGGCGGCGCGGGCAACGAGGACCGCTACCTTCCGTACACGGTCCCTGCCGGCGGCATAGGCGCGTTCTCTATTCCATTTACGCTTTCATCTGCCGGTATCTCGCAGGGATTTGCGCCCGCGCGCTCCTCAGCTTGGCTGCCGGACACCGACGGCACGGCTTTGAGCGCGGCGGCGCTGTATAGGTGGATCAACGAGGGGCTGGACGTTTTAACCGGGATCACGGAGGGCATCCGCGACATCACCGGCATCCCATCTACCGCTGGCCAGGCTCAATATCAACTGATCTCCAACTGGCGCAAGATCGACAATCAGTGGTATGACGGTTGGCCAATGACGGCCGGCAACAAGTCCGACATCTTCCGGCACTCGAATGTGGTGGGAATTTCAGGGACCGGCGTGCTGAATCAAGACTCGGTAATCCAGCAGGTTGAGTTCTATCCGCAATCCTCACGGACATCCGGCAATGGCACGCTCTCTGGCGCGCTTTCGGCTACGGCAACCACAATCCCTTACACATCCGGCAGTTCCGGTTGGGTACTCGGTTTTGGTCTTGCTCTGCTTGGGCCTTACCCTTCCGATCCATCGGCTTGTGAACTGGTGTATTATTCCGGCAATGCCTCGAATCAACTCGTTTCTGTTACCCGCGGCATGGGCGGAACCTTCGCAACCGCTTGGCCCGCTGGAACTTCTTTGCTTGAATGCAACCTCTATCTGACCGGCTTGCGCTATCCGACTCACTACACACGAGGACAGGCAAACAACCAGCTTGGTTTGCCTCCCGCATGGATCGATGCGCTGAAGGATTATCTTTCCAGTCGGTTTAAGGGCGCGGAACAAGATGTGGAAGCGCAGCAAGCCTTGTTGAAACAGATGGAACAGAAAGGTAATGGAATCAAAGGCAATCGATCGGTCATGAATCCCCGGAGGGTGCAAGCCGGCGGAGCCACAGGAGTCGAAACAGTTTCCGGCCTCGGAGGCTACTTCGGGGGTGTGATTTTGCCATGAGCGCCAAAATCATCTCACAAAAGAAGTTCGCGAAGCTGGTGGCTTCAACGGGTGCTTTGAGCCAGCCGCCGGGAGCCCTCTCTCGCATGAGTAATCTGCTGATGACTCAGCGCGGATCTCTCCAGATCGCCTCCGGGTCAGCTTCTATCGGTCAGCTTCCCTCCCCTTTTCTTTCGGCCTCAGCCCTTGCTGCCTTCACCAAATATGCCTCCGGCAGCTACCCCCTATATCCGACCCTCGCGACCCCTCCGGGCGGCAACATCCTCGCCTCACCCCAGAACTTCTCGATCACCATCGACGCCAGCGGCTCGAACCCAGCCGGCACCTACATCATCGCTATCGTTGCCCAAGCCACGATCTCCGGAGTCGCTGTCCAGTCCGCCGCTACGGTTATAGCCTTCGTTGCCACGCACTCGTTCCAGACCATGTTCTTTCAGTGGTCGCCGGGGCTCAGCGGCACCCTCTACGAAATCTACTACCTGACTTCAATCGGCGCCACCCTGGGTCTTGTGATCGGCGCACCCACCAACGGCTCCCTGGTCGGCGGATTCCTCACTGACAGTTATAACGGGTCGTTCTCGCCGGGGTCTCAGCCGGTGTCGCGCACGAACACTTCTGGCCTGATTCAACTACTGATCGGCAACGTCTCGCCGCCGTCCCCTGTCGTCAACTTTACTCCCATTGCCACCCCGCCGCTCCCAGCCGCCGCGCCCCAGCCCGCGCAACTGGCACCCGGTGATCCCAACTTCCAGTTCGATACAGTCAACACCAGCCAGCAAACTCTATTCCCCACTGCCGCCGGCGGATCTGCTTCGGCCGTCGCCACCTCCGGCTCGCCCTCGAATTCCCAAACCATCCTGGTCGCCTCGGGCTGGTCTCCCTCCCCCACCGCGGTCGGCCAGCAGATCACGGTCTCGATTCCGGTCACTGGTGGGAACTCGATTTCGCCTGGAACCTCCGGCGGCGGGTCCATCGCATACCAGTATTCGCTCGACTCCGGCGCTACCTGGGCCACGCTCTCGTCCTTCCCCGCGACCGACACCGCTTGGAATCTGACCCTCACGTTCTCGCCCTCGCCTTCCGCGCTGACCGACCTTTCCCATCTCCAAATCCAGATCGTCGCCACTGCGCAGTGGGGTTACGGGTCTGGCTCCATTTCAGTCTCTGGTTCCGCCACCGGCGGCGCCGGAATCTACATCTCGACTTCCACTTCCACTTCCTTCTCCCCCTACGGTGGCATTCCCGGCCAGGTTGGCGTTCTGCCTCAACTGGTTCAGTTTGCCGGACTCGAAATTCTGATCCTCGGCAACGGCTATGCGCCGCAGTCCACCGATCCGACTCTCCTCTCGGCTGCCACCTTGACTGCCCTCACCAACACCTTCCAGGCCGCCTACCCGACCTGGCAGTCCGGTGTGGATTGGCTGACCGGCTCGCAGGTCACCGACGGTAGCAACTACTACACGGCGACCCAAGGGGGCGTCTCCGGCTCGACCGCGCCTTCATGGAACACCGTTCTCGGCACTGAGACTTCGGACGGCTCGGTAATCTGGACTTCGCAGGGTCCGATCGTCGCATCGACCGCGCCCCGAGGCGCCGCGCACGCTGTGGCTTACGCAGGTTCCCTCTGGCTGGCTAACACTTCTCCCTCGACCACTTCCGACGGCATTGACGGTCCTACCTGCCTCAAGATGTCGGATTCAAACAGTCCGAACTCATGGAATCCTGTGAATACGGCTTTTATCGGCCGTGATGACGGGACACAGATCACCGGATTACAGCCTTTCACGATCGCGGCCCTCGGGATCTCGCCGACCGGTTCCCTCTGCGTGTTCAAGGAGTATCAAACCTACCAGGTGATCGGCGTGTTCGGCTCGACTTCCTTCGAGATTCAGCCGGCACAGACTAACCTCGGCTGTCTGGCCGCGCGTTC